GTGACCCTATATAAATTTGACTTATACTATTTTGAAAAGCTGGTGATGCTTGACCACCTGCAATAAATGATCTGATTCCATCTGAAACTGATCCAGTAAATTCTGCAATAGAAGGTAGATCACCAAAATCAATTGCATTACCTAGTGTAGAAAATTCTACAAATTCAATTGTATTAACTCTTGATGATTCTTCACCACCTGCAAATATCATTCTAGTTGGTGAACTTGATCCACTTGGAGAAAATCTTGCTACACTTAAATTTCCAAAGTCTACAAAATTTCCAAGAGAAGCTGTAGTTTGATAATCAATTACATCTGATCTACTTCCACCATCATGGCCACCACAAAAAATTGATCTTGTGTTATTATTTCCTGATCCTGTTCCATATCTATCGTAGGACAAATCTCCAAACAAAGAACCATTTCCTAAAGACATCATATAAACAAGATCTACTTGGTTATTATTACTGCCACCCAAAAGAACTCTAGTTCCATCAGAAGTTCCTGATTTAACCGCTGCTGTTATTAAATTTCCAAAGTCTGTACCATTACCTGTAGTTTGAATAGTAACGTATTCCATTACATCACTATTACTCGGTGCTTGACCACCAGCCCACATAGCTCTTGAACCTTCTCCACCAATAGGAAAAGTTCCTTCTGTTTTTCTATTTTCAGTTATGTCGTTGATTTTCCAGATGCCGCCTGGTTTGCGTCTGTTAGGATATGAAGTACTCATAGGCTATTCTCCTATGCGTCATCCATTAACTCGTAAGATATAGTAACTTCTAAAGTTGAAGCAGCAGAAGCTCCGCCTCTTATAAGATCTGTTTCCATTAAATAAAACGAGGCATTTTTATCTACCACATCTACTGATGAATTTGCTGGAACAGTTAATTCATTACAAAGTTTTTTATGTGTTCCACCTACTTCTGAATCAATTGTAGTTGTTGCATCATTATCAGTTACGTTTGTAACTCTTATTACATTAATTTTACAAACTTTGTCTGTTGCTGATGTGACTAAAGTAGTGGTTAAAGTTGTACTTAAATCAGCTACATATGTTGTACCTAAAATACTTGTAACATCTACTATATTTGGTGCCGTCATTTTTTATTCTCCTTCTTATATATTACCCGAAAACGATCGCTGCTGCAATAGCTTTTCCCATTGAAATTCCACCACTAGCTGGTGATACCCATGATAAATTACCAGATCCATCAGTCTTTAAATATTGATTAGATGTACCGGTTGCCGCAGGCAATGTCAATGTATAGTTTGCTGGTGAAATAGTTGCATGAGATCTTAATCCCACATAAAGCGAATCATCAGCATCTGCTAATCTTAATTCTTTTTGAGAGTTTATAGTCATTCCAGTTCCAGCAGTCCAGATTAAATCTGCATCTCCAGCTAATGAACCAGAATCGTTATATTGAATTTGTGTAGTTGAACCACCGGCTGACACAGGTACACTTATTTCAACTATATTACCTGCTCCATCTGCATAAAGAATTTTCCAACCTTTATCACCAGTTGCCCATGTAATAGTAGTTCCTGCTCCAGATACTGTTTTAAGTTGAACTGTATAAGAACCACTTGTACTGTTCTTCATGAAATAGAAATTTTCTACATCATTAGGAATAGTTACAATTTTATTTCCTGTAATTGCTTGAGGAGACACAGCTCCTAAAATAATAACTCTAGTAGCTAAAGTAGCTCCAGTTGTTCCATCGTATGTTTCATCACCAAGAGCAGTTGTATTAGCTCCACTTCCTGCAGCATTTAAAGTTGCAACTTTATAGCCTCCAGATATCTGTTCGAATATTTGTAAGTTTGTATTAGTTTTTGTTCCCCAAGTACCGGCGTTTTCACCAGTAGCCATTAATTCTACACCTAGAGGGGTATATGTTGATGCCATGTGTTTCTCCTAATTTATTAGTTTATATTGTTTATTTAGTTTTAAGTCAAACATAATTATTGAGGTGTTTTATTAGTATATCCACTTGTAGCTTTAGGTGTTTTAGCTGTATATCCTCCCGTATTTTTAGGAGATTTATTAGTATATCCGCCAGTGTCTTTTGGTGATTTTTTTCCATAATAATATAGAATTAATTTATCATCATTTAAACCTACAGTGGCTGTTTGACCAAGTCCTACTAAACTAGCTACTGAAGTTTGAACAGTAGTGAAACTTCCTATAGCTGTACTAGCTGATTGTCCTGATAAAGAGACAGGTGTTACAGGAGTTGCAGTTAAAGAACCAAGTGATGAAGTAGCGGATTGACCTGATAAAGTAAAGGTAGGATTAGATGTAATAGTTACTGATCCCACCGATGTAGAAGCAGATACTCCACTTATACCTACGACATCGGCTGGTGATAATGATCCAACTGCTGACGTTGCGGTTAAGCCTGTTAATCCCATTACATCTGCTGGGCTTAACGCTCCAACAGAAGCAGTAGCAGATAAAGCTGAAAGAGATTGAGTAGCTGATCCACTTGCAGTTAATGATCCAACACTACTAGTTGCAGATTGACCGGTTAGTCCCATTACATCCGCTGGACTTAAAGCTCCAACAGATGAAGTTGCCGATAATCCTGTTAATGGATAAACTGCAGATTCAACAGTACCCCAACCATTTTCACCCCAGTCAAGAGTACCCCATCCTGGTTTAACAATTATATTTTCTGTTGGTAAATTAACTGATGCACTTAAAGATAATCCAGAAAGAAGAACATAAGGTGAGCCACCCCAATCTTGTTTACCATAAGATAGACGTCCCCATCCTTCGTCAAGTAAATTAGTATCTCCCCAATCTGCTTGTCCCCAGGTATATCTACCATATCCTTGTGAAACACCTGAATAAGAAAAGTTACCTACAGAAGAAGTAGATGAAAGACCCGTTACTGTGAGTGTAACGTCCGCCATTTTTTACTCCTATGCTATCTGAACGATTGCGTTTGTAGCTGTCTGAGCTGGAAATTCTACAGTAAAAGTTCCACTAGTTACAGTTTTGTCTGAACCAAAATTGACGGCACAAACTGCTCTGTTAGTTGTGAATCCTGTAACAGCTGTAGTATTATAAATTAAACATCCTCTTGCTGTGAAAGAAGCTGATGTCCAACTAGTGTCATTAAATTTTACACATGCTGTATCTCCAGATAAAACTGGATCAGCACTTGCTGTTAAAGTATTTCCACCACCCGTATATCCAGATGAATCTGTTGTTACTTCATATGTACTTGTTGGATCTGCTGTCGCACTTGTGGGTGCCGCATACGCTGTTGTTGATTTACTTAAAGTTGCAGAATCACTGGAATATAATGCAAGTTTAAAAGTGTTACCTGTAGGTGCACCACTTGAATCATTAAAATTATGTCCACCTTGTAGAATTTCTACTTTAAAAGAATTAGCTATTGCCGATGTTATTGTCATAATAATCTCCTAATTACTGAGGCGGTGACTCGATCGGTATCCGTACAGTGCCATCTGTATAATCGTCTCGTCTTCGTCTCCCTATTTGCATACTTGCAAATTTAGTTAGTTCTTGTTTATACTTTTGCTCATATAAAGTCAACATATCTGCTGGACCTTTTAAAAAACTAAATGCTTCCACTAAACTAGCATATAATAAGCCCTGAGGGAAGTATTTACTAATATATGTCCCAGAAGTCTGTGTCGCCAAACCAGGGGGTAATTTATTCCAGAAAATAGTGTATAAATAGTTTTGATCTGGTGTAGGGGCCACATATAAAGCTCCTGAAGTAGTATCGGTAGTTCCTGTTGCTCCTCCAAACATAGCATAATATTTAGGAAGACCTTTAGTATCTTGACCTGTTTGACTTCCTTCTGGTCCTGTTAATTCTCCCACATATTCCTGAATAAAAGTTTGATCTCTTTTTAAAAGATATTGTCCTTTGCCTGTATCAGCAGATGTTGAATCAAAAACTAAAACTGATCTAACAAATAAACATCCTGCAGGTACAGTGATAGTGTTAAAATTTTGTGCAAATTGTCCACTTGATTCTACTCTATCTGCATCAATGGGTAAATCATATGCTATTCTATACTCAGCATTTTCAATAAATCTGCCTAGAGTAGCACCACTAAAAACTGTTGAATCAACTTCTGTCCAACTTCTAATATCAGCTTCTAATCCTGAAAGTGTATATCCTGCCATTATTTTTGTATAGTAACCGGTCCAACGGACAACGGAAACCCTCCTCCTGTTACAACACTTGTTGCATTAGTATCAGCACTAAAATAAAACCAGTCAGTACCAAATTGACCTGTATTCTTTGGACCAGTTGTATCAGCTGCGCCATCAATATATTTTCCTACAGTTATAGTATACCCTGCAGCTTTTGCAATAGTAGCTCCAGTGATGCCTCCTACTCCTTCTGGAGTACCATATACTCCTGCAGCCCCTAAAGGACCTCTAAATCTTTTTGTATCTCCAGTTGTATAACCATGACCTGGTAAATTAACATTTACAATTTTTGAACCTATTTGATATGTTTCTAAAGCATTGTAAGGTAATAAATCTGTTACAGCAAATTCTACTCTAGCTGGTTTAGCATGTTGTAAAGCTTGAGGATCAGCACCATGTGGTCGGGGATCTATCTGTGGTTGTTTAGGTTCATATTCAGAATTATGTACCCAAGCACCATTCCATTCTTGAACCATTTCTCTGTATGGAAATGCTACACCGGATCTATCCGAAATCATTAAGGAATATCTTCCTCTGGAAAACTGTCCCATTATCTCCAACCTTTCTTAGCAATTTTTGGAAAGCCTTTAATTAAACCACCATGAGCTTTTTTTGTAAATTGTTTCATTTGTTTTTCAACTGTAGCCCCAGACTGACTTCCTGGAATTCTTTCTCCATATGAAGCTTTGTAGCTTTTATCCGATGCCCAAGGTCTTCTTTCAGTAAATCCTTTTTTATCTAATGGAACTCTATATCCTTTTTGAGGGCCTTTATTAATAATTTGTATATCTCCATACTTATCTTTACCTAAAGTTTTATAAAGTTTTTGATCTTTTATTTTTCCTATACCAACATTTTTCTTAGACCATTTTTTCTTTGGTTTAAGTTTTTTAACTTGTTTTCCAATTCCCTGTAAAATTTTTTTAACTACTGCTATTGCCATTATATGTTTGGATAATAAGTTTTCGGTGTAATAAACGTACTCGCCGCTGATCCATCCTCCGCTAGTGCTCTTTGTAATTCATCTTCGTATAATAATTTCATTTCTTGTGTTCTTTGTGGTGCAAATTTTTGTGAAAGATAAAAGGCTAGACCTGCTACCATACATGGTATAAATCTATAAGGTGCATCCACAGCATTAGTATAAGCTTTACCAACATCTTGAACCCGTGCTACATAATAAATACTAATATAATTATCAGCAGCCGTTGAATTTGCAGTTGGGTAAATTGTAATTGTAGTTTTGTCTATGAATCTTTGAACCCAGAATTGACTTGGCGTACTTTTAGTTAATTTATTTGAAAGCGCCGCATATGTATCACGGCTAATTTTAGTTAAAGGTAAATCTGTTTGTGAAGTAGTATTATAATTGGTTCGATAAGAAGCTGTCATGATATCAGCTATTCCATAGATACCATTTACTGGTGCAGTAGTGGCACTTGTTCCATCTCCACTATCTCTATAAAATATATATTCAGTAGTGCCTTCTGATAAATCAATATTAGTCTGACCTATTTCCCAAAAATGAATTCCTCTATTACCCCATTCTTGAAATAATATATTTAATGATCTTCTAGCACTTTGAAGTTGATGTCCGGCAGAACCAACTAAACCGATTCTTTCGTAAGCTTCTGCAATGATATCATCAATAGCAAAAGTTTTATCAAATGTATAAGAGCCTGATGTTGTATTGGCCATCTATACTCCTATCCATAGTAAACAGTTACATGTGTTACTACTGCGTTCGTAACTTTCAAACTCGTGTGGGCTCTAATTCCTGTTCCTGGTAACATTATGTGTCCAAATACTGGAGATTTGTAATCTGTAGTATTTGTAGCTGGTGTATCAACTACCCACATTGCCGTCGTGTTATCATTAACTGTTATTGTTCCAACTCCAACATTCGTAGGTACAACCCACGAAAGTCCTAATATTCTCGCTGGACCAGCATGAATTGTTGTAGTGGTAGCAGTTGTAATATTAACTGTTTTTATATCTACGGGATATGTACTCATAATTTTCTCCTAATTATCTAGGCTCCCGAAGGAGCCTAGAATAATCTTATTATCTTTGTTGTACTGTTTGAACGTAGTCAACATAAAGGTCGTTAGCTACAGTGCCTTTACTTTCAGTCATCATCTTCATTTCCATAAGTAAATCATCAGGAACAGTTGTTGCTGCTTGTGTTCCTACACAATTACCATCTAAAAACAATTTATATTGTGCTGATGTTTGACCCAATTCAGTTCCTGCTGGTTGGAATAAAAATCCCAATCTAACATTATTATCAGGCATGTTGTATGCCGTTGCTGATTGTGTCGTTACAGTAGAATCAGCAAAAGTATAAGTACTTCCTGCTGCACTATCTTTCATGTCGAAAGAAGTTCCTGCTCCATTTTTTCTAGATACAAATTGAATTGTAGTTGTATCTTCTAAATGAGAGAATCCAATACCATCATCTGGTACTGCATTTGGGTTAGCATAAGCATTTGCCCCAAAACCAACAAAAGTGTTAAGTTCAGTAACATCAGTAACTGCGATGGAAGTTTCAAACCACCATTGTTTTAATGAATGATATTGAAAAACATCTTCTGATGCTGCAATACTAACGTCTGCTGCAACTGGAGAAGCATCTCCCATTCTCAACCATCCTTGCGGATATTGAGCTAGCATGTACGCCGTACCACCTGGATCTGTTATAGTCCATGGTGACAAAGTTGTTTGTGAAAATTGGACAAAGTCATCTTGAAATGCCCATTCTTGTGGAGTAGTTCCACCAGTAATAAGTGGTTGTCTAATTCCACTAAATAAAGATGTTCCACCCTGTTTACCTCTAACGTTTGTTACGCCCGTTGAAAAGTGTGTTGTCATATAATCAGCGCCTCCTAGCGCCAGTCATTCTTCCTAAGCAAAGAATAACCAATTTATGTTTAATTAATCTTAGTGAGTTATTTATATAGTAGATTTAAGTAGAGTGCAAGAGATCCTTGTAGAAATACAAGATTTCAGCGATGTGGCGTTTATCTAAGTAGCCACAGAAACTTGGGGGGCAGCAT